AGCTGCAAACTCTGTCCCCATCTGGTTTTGAGCCAGTCGGTGACGTTCGCCAATGATACGCTGACCATCAATATCCCTGCTGGTTCTTACGCAGCGGGAGAAAAATATTGTCTGGTCATTGCTCAGGCTTTGCCGGACACAACCACCATCAACGCCCCTGTGGTTATTACCATCGGCGCAGGAACTACAGCATACCCTCTGACCGACTGCAACTGTGCTCAGGCAACAGCCGAGAGCATCCACACTCGCACCCGCTATGCTACTCGTGTTGCAACGTCTGCGACTGGCACCGGCACGTTCAAGTATCTTGGCTGCTTCTGCCGCTCCCACGCTGGTGCGCCCACGTCCATTTCTTGAGGAGGTATAGATTATGGGCAAGACTAATTTTCGCCGCATGATGATGCTCCGTGACCACGACCGAGACCGTGAGCCGGAACGTGACCGCCTCGAAGAAGAGCGTGACCGCAGGGAACGTGAGATGGAACGCCGTCTGCGTAAGCTGGAAGGCGGCAACGACCGCTATCCTTACTATCCGCAGGAGGAGAACCGCTACATCGACCCCTATCCTATCCCCCGCTACCCTGACGTAGAGTATGGGCGCAAGATGCCGCAAATCGGCTTCTCGCAGAACGGTGACTGGGATAAACGGTCTGGGCAATACGAACGTGGCGGTGCAGACAGCCGCTCTATCAAGATGCCACGCCAGCACCTCACACACGATGAAGCGGAGGAATGGTGCGACAGCATGGTGAACGCTGATGGCACGAAAGGCTGTCACTGGACGCTGGAACAGACGCAGGACGTTGCCAAACAGCGCAATATCACCTGTGACCCGAACGATTTCTGGGCTGTTATGAACATGATGTACTCGGATTATTGTCAGGTCGCAAAGCGTCAGTCCGTTGACACTCCGGGCTTCTACGCTGACATGGCAAAGGCGTTCCTTGAGGACGCAGACGCCGCAGATGGCAAGGCATATCTCTACTGGGATTGCATTGCTGATAAGTAAAACAGAACCCCTGTGTAGTTTTTAATGGCTACACAGGGGTTTGCTATTGGAAAAGCTAGGCGGGGTGACGGTTCCGGCATCTCCTAACGATGGGCGATAGCTGCCTGTTCTATCCTCTAGCGTTTTCCTTATTCCCAAAGTACGGATTCGGCTTTTATGTCAAATAGGTCTTGCGGATGAAATACAAGGCTCTTATCAAGCTCAACTATGCCAACGATGGAGAATTTGCCGGGAACTTCTCGCTCGATTTTAGCTTTTGCTTCATCCTTGTCATTCGCAAACAACACGAACGGAGCTTGGAAGTGCCTGCATTTTTCGTCATCGTCGTATTGGATTTTTACCCAATAGAAGTTTTCGTCCCCTACTTCTTTCGGTGTTAAGTGTTTTTTGACACTTGAGACATCGTAAGTGCAATACCCGATACACTGCGGGTTTCCGTATTTCTCCATAAAATTGTCGTTCCCAATACGAGTTGCCAAAACCATGTGAACGTCTTTCCAACCAACACGGTCATCATTGACCGGCTTATCGTCCATAACAATATCATCAGGGTCTATCACTTTCTTGCCAATCGCCAAATTCCAATTATTTGCAATATAATGTGTCATCTGATACCAGTTGTCAAATGTTTTTACTTCTTTCATGGCATCTTCCAAAGAGCCACGATGAGGTCTATAAACAATCATACGTCAATCCTCCAAGAAATCTTCTTGATTCAGAACTTGATTTACAATTCGTTCTGTACATTCTTTGATAACTGTAGATGCGGGGACATTATCTTCATAAGCTATGTTTTCATATTGCGCTCCTGCATACTCAAAGAACCTTTTAGAAAGTATTTCTGCATCCGCACGGCATAACGGCTTTAATTCGTATTGCAACGGAAATCTTCTTATGAGTGCAGGGTCAAGCCTATCAAATCGGTTTGTCGTTCCGATAATAATCACGTTGTTTGGCAATCTGTCCATTTCCTGCATAATCGCAATAACCACACGGTTCATTTCCCCAACGTCATCTTTTTGCCCACGAGCCATTCCGACCGCATCTATTTCATCAAAACAAAGAACGCAAGGAGCAGTTCTCACATAATCAAAAATTCTTGCAAGGTTAGATTGTGTTTGCCCCAAGTGCGAATCAACTAGACTTGAAAATTGAATCCTCAAAAAAGGAAGTTTTGCTTTATGCGCGATATACCTAGCCAGCATGGTTTTCCCGCATCCACTTTGCCCATAAAGCATCAATGCTGGCAAATAAGGAATGCCCATTTCGTTCAATTTTTCAGATGCTCGATAAATAGCAACGATTTTCTGCGTTATACTTTTTTCTTCGTCCCTAAGAAGGAATCTTGCTTCTGAAAATTCTTCTGTATCCTCTGCGATCAAAAGATTCTGTAAGTTGTATGGCAATTCAATAAATTCTCTTTTGCTTTCCAACTTGCGAAACATATTTTCTTTGAACTGCTCATCTTTTTTTGATGATATAGAATCCAAAATGATTTTAACGGCTTTTTGCGCGTTTCGCATATCGCCATCGCAAACAAATCGAATAAGGCGTCGCTCACTATCATTCATCTAAGAAATCCTCCAACTCAATCTTCCCCTCTGCCGCCGCAACCGCCAGAGCGTAAACGAACTGTCCAATCGTCATTCCGTGCCGCCTTGCTTCACGGTTGATGTACTTGCGCTCTTCCTCGCTCATAAGGATGGTAATGCGCTTTGAACGCTTGCCATCACCACTTGCAACACCCTGATGCGATTCCGGCATTGGGATTTTTTTCTTCGTCAAGCCAGCTTTGGCTAGTGCGCCTGGCACATTGCCTTGCTCGATAAGACGTTGAACTTCTTTCGCCTGTTTCAGCTTCTTTGGCTTACTTTCGTCTAACACGGCATCACTTGGCTGTGTTTCGCTGTCTTTGGCTTGCTTCGGCTTAATATTGCTTAACTGTGCTTCATTAGGCTGTACATGGCTGTCTGTGGCTTCACTGGGCTTAATTGATGCTTGTTCGGCTTCGTTCGGCTTTGCTTGGCTTGCTTCTTCTTCCTTTGGCTCACTTCGGCTTAATGGCTGTTCCAAAAAAATAGGCTGAAAATCAAACCCGCCAAGCAAGCCTGAGGATTTTTTGCTAGTTGACTTCATTCATCTTCCTCCCAATCTTCATCAAGGTCAGGAACGGTCGGCAACGGCATCCAGTGAGTTATATTATGTGGCTTTCCACTTTTGTCTCGCCATTCCTTAAAATCTTCTTCATAGCCTACAATTTCTACATCGTATTCGTCTTTGCTAAACCCGATAACGTATGGGTTTAGTTCATCTGGCATTTCATCTTCTGATTTCGCCCATTGATTATTTGCAAGTTCTTTCTGCCACTTTTTACAATACTTTTCCGCTAGATACCATTGAGAGTGAAACGCCATTTCTTTTTCTTTATCTGAAAGGTCATTAAACGAAAATCCAAAATTGATAACGTAGACTTGCTCCGTGTCATCAGAACAAGTTGCATTCAAAAGATGCGGACACAAATCACTCATTTTTCTTCTCCATCCACAATCATCTGCGCCAACGCCTTGAAATCCTCTGCGCTGGTACTCTTTGCCGTGTCGCCGCTAAACAGGCTGTGCCGCTCTGCCTGAGCCTTGCGAACGCCCATAGACGGTCTAATCTTCACATCCAGCAGGGTTGTTCCCATGCTCTGTGCAATCACAGGAAGCTGCTCTACAACCTCTTTGGACAGGTTCTCTCGGCTCTTATACTGGTTCAGAAGCAGACCTTCAATCTTCAAAGTCGGGTTAAAGTATCTGCGCACATCGCCGATGGTCTGCGAAAGCTGGCTCAAACCAGCCAGTGCGTATCGGTCTGCTGTGATGGGCACGATGATGCTGTTGGCGGCGATCAGCGCGTTTACAAGCGCAAGACCAAGCTGCGGGGGAGTGTCCAGCACAATGTAATCATACTGCTCGGACACGCTTTCAAGGGCTTCTCGCAGCCGGAAGTTCTTGCCCATGTCCCGGACAAGCTGCTCATCAATGTCCTTCAATGCGCTGTCGGACGGCAGAATGTCACCAGCTTCGCAGTGCTGGATTCCTTCCTCTACCGTGCCTTGTCGGGTCATCACATCGAACAGGGTACATACGTCCTCTGTCTGTGCGCCGTAAGTGTCCGTTGCATTGCACTGGGCATCACAGTCCACCAGCAGGACTTTCTTGCCAAGCAACTGCAACGCACCAGCCAAACAGGTGCTTGTGGTGGTCTTTCCTGTGCCGCCCTTCTGATTAGCGACAGCTATGATTTTTGCCATTTTATCACTCTTTCTTTATTTCAAATAATATTTTGGGGCATCTTTCATGAGGAGCAAAACTATATTTCCAAATCGTTTATGTGCTTCTTCAAGAATCTTGTCTTCCAAAACTCTTATATTTTGGCAACCAGATTCCACTGAAAATTCATAAAGAATCGACTTTATCGGCAATCTCCCTTCTTTTTCTCTCCATTCATAAATTTCGTTACATAAAGATATTATTTTGTCGCTATCCTGCTTCTTTATATAAGTCTCCACTGCCCCTATGGTCATATTTATCTCCTTTCTACTTTTTCTACCTATTCTGCATAATGTGCTACATCTGACTACTTTTGCAATGCTTCAATGGAATAGAACGCTGGCATATATCTGTCTACGATACCTGCTTTGTCCACGCTTCTAATCAGATAACCAACAGGTCTGCCAGGGAACGGAGACCTATCCAAAGACAAAATATCCTTATACGCAGCCTTTACCGTGTCGTAAACCGCTTCTCTGCGTCTTGGCAGCTTGATTTCTGGATGCTCTTTCTTCATCCATTTCTCAACTACTTTCGCCACATCAATGCAGTCCTGCTTTTCCAGTTCGTCACACACAGACCAGTCAAAATCCTCGTATCCGCTTCTGCGGGGCTTTTTGGCGGCTTTTTGAGGTTCGTTCAACACTTCGCTTGCCTGTGCTTCAATCAACTTCTCAGACGCTTTAATTTTTGGCTTAAACTTGACTGCCACAGCTTTTCGTGCTACAAGGACTGGCTCGTAGGTCACAACAATGTCAGACACATCATTGATTTCGTCCACCGCAACGTCAAGCACTCGTTTACGAAGGTTCTTGTAAACATCGTAGCTAGCTTCCATTGCGCCAAGCTGTTCTCTTAACTTCTTTAAGCTGATTTCATGCGGTTTGTTGTCCATATTCAACCAATCCCGAAGAATCGAGTAAAGCAAGATGCTGTATTGTGACTTCATTCGTGACGTGTAACGCAGCCGATAACGGACATATCCGCTTTCAGCAATGTCGAAAAAGATAGAGCGCAGGTCAGGATTGCAGGTGATTGCCACGACGTAAGACCTTGTTTCTGGTACATAGTCCAGTTTTGCCCTCGTGAATAGGACAAAACTTTCAAATGTTCCTTTCTCTTTGTCAATAGGAATCGAAACCGTATTGCCCAAAAAGTGCTTGATCTGCGGCTCAACCCTTCTTGCATCAAGGCTTTTCAGCCCAAGAAGCTCCCTATATTCCGCCAAAGTAAACTCCACACGGCTGCTGCTTGGGTCTCTCGGATTTATTCTTGATAGGTAAACCTCCAACAACCGAAGTTCTCCTGCGGTGTAGTCCCTGAACTTCGCCCAAACAAGAGATTTGCTTTTCTCGACAAGGTTGTTGTCTGATATTTTTGGCATCTGCTCACTTCCTTTAATGGTCTGAAAACAGTATATCACGAATAGGGGGACGTGTCAACCATTTTGTCCCCCATGGCTTGTCTTTTTGTCCCCCATATCCTCGTCATTTCGTCCCCCATGACTTGTCAAAACGTCCCCCATGCTTTGTCATTTCGTCCCCCATCTACATATTATATATTAAACAAGAAATAAACAAGAGGTTAAATATCATCGTTAAATAGTCGATGACGATAATTTTCAACAAATTCTTTATTTTTCCATTTCAGTTTGTTGATAACTCAAGCCGTCACTTGCTGAATAAGACTGTATCGGTGGTGAAGCGACCTTCCATTAGCCATGCCAAACGTGGACGGATTGTGGATAGGTGTACAAAAAGTGGATGAAAAACTTTTAATTCAATGCTATGGGGGACGGATTGACAAGTCGACCAATCACAGGCAATAGATTGACGATAATTCGCTATTTATTCCGCGCGAATGCTGTCGATTTACAGCCTATGGGGGACGGATTGACAAGGTAAATTTGCCAGATAGGTGTACAAAAAGTGGATGAACTTGAACAAAATGTTCTTCAAAAACTTCGATAATTCGACAATCAGCCGCTTATATTATTTGGATTCACGGTATAGGAATCGTTGGACTTCATAGCGGCTTCTGTTCCAGCATCCTGCGCTTGATAGAGAATCTCCATCTTTGGGGCGGTTCCGTCCGGGTCTGGGCCTGTTCCGGTGGCCTGTGCCATCTCATAGCTACCAGACACCATCCGGCAGACAGCGACCCTGTCCTTGAGCGGTGTGTGGAGGTTTGCCAGAATCTCCGTCAGCACGCCGATGTGGTCTGAGCCGTGATCTCCGTACCGGATGTATAACAAGGCATCTATCTCATAGGAGGAACACTCCATCATAGCATCTATGAGAATCCGCCGTTTCTCCAAATCGGAAAGGTCATCTTCCAGATGTTCCAGCAGTCCCGGATGAATGCAAGCGTCCATGTATCGAGCCACCGATACGCCGCAGCAGGTGAACCAGCGCATAGCCATCGGAAGGGAGATGGCTGCCAGACCTTGCTCCCAATTTGCTATCGTGCCACGATTTACGCCCATTTTTGCCGCCAACTTCTGCTGGCTCAAGCCGGAACGCATTCGAGCTATCTCTAACGCTTTGGCTGTTCTTACTAAATATTCATCCATAAATTCTCACCCTTTCAACAAAATCCGGCAAAACTGCCGGGTTCGACAAGCCAAAAAATGGAAAAAGCTGCTATGGAGAACCAACAGCAGCCTATGTTATAACTGTACCATCGAAAAAAACAATCAAAACAGGAGGTAACAACATGATTATCATTGACGGAATGCCCGCATCTGAGCCGAACGAAAACAAAACGCCGAAACCGTGGGAGGAAAGCTAATGAACCGAACCGCAGATGTTCTGATTATTCCATACGTTCGCAAGCGGACTCTGGAGCTTGTCCTGAGCCTTTCTGGGTACGAAGCTGATAAAGATGCTTACCTCGAAGCAAAAGGCATCTTAGAACGCGCCATAGCTGCCTTGGACGATGGGCGCGACCCGGCAGATAGCATCGAACGCATTGACGGACAGCTTGTGGAACTGTGAAAGGAGAAGAAGATGGACTTTACAAATGGATTCTATAAAGCCGAAAACCCTGTTGTTCTTGAAGAGGTGAAAACTTTCCTTCAGTCAATGGAACGGCGCGGAGCAACAGTCAAAGACTTGGACGATGCCATTGTGCAGCTAAACAATGTTTCGCACAGCATCAGCACAAACGCTCTCGTCAAAGCAGATGTGCTGGACAAGTTACCTGAAAACCCTTTTCGTTCTATGCTCAACGGGATGTTACAAAGCAAAGGGTAACTTAAACTTAATGTGGCTCTTAATCATTGTCATTGCAATTTTTGGCTTCCCTGATGTGAAGTAATGGATGCAAAGAAAACGTTCAATTTTTACGAAGTTGTTTAAAATACATTGACTTGACAACTAAAAGGTGTATAATCATATCAAATGAACGTCCGTACTTACCGATCGGGAGGATATGCCACAATGAGTGAACAGGAAAGAGCCAAGATTGACCGATTTATTGCATGGCTGCTGGAACACCCTGAAAAGATTCCAGCAGCGGAACAAGCACTAGACCTAGAATAACAGAAAACCCCTTGCGCAGAGCTACACCAGCCCGGCACAAGGGGTTCTTTTATTTTACCGGGCATGAACGTTACATCTTCTCGATCAGGTTCATCAGGGCTTCACGCTGCTCTTTCGGCATGGATTCAAGTTTTTTTCTAATCCGCTCCAATGCTGCATCGACTTCACTTTGCGGTTGCTGGGGCGGGTTTTCTTTTTGGTCGCCAGTAAGAAGATAGTCAACCGTAACATCGAAATACTGTGCTAGCTTAACGGCATTTTGATTGGTCGGCTTTGCATCGTTTCCTGCATTTGCTTCGGTTCTCCAATAGCTATAAGCAGATTTCGGAACGCCAGCTTCAGTCAAAGCACGAGACGGCTTTACTCCCTTTTGCTCACATAGCCTTACGAAATTGTCAAAAAACACAAAACATACCTCCAGCGTTTGTACAAGATGACAAAGTTCTACCACTTGAACAAAAACACTTGAAAAGTTCTACTACTTGTGCTTTAATAAAGCTACCGGGTTCAATTGGTAGAACAAATTAAAGACTTTGAACAAATAGAAGAACGTTCGATAATGTTTTTGCTTGACACCATAATATTATCATATTCTTTCAAAAGTTCAAGTACTAGAACAAGAAAGGAGAAAAAATTTGCTTCCTAAGTGGACAGGCGATGTTGTAGGAACGCTTCACGTTAACAGCATCGAAATCAGAGAGCTTGCTGCAAAAATGGGATGCGCACCGGAATACTTGGGAAAAATCCTGAACGGTAAGCGTGAGCCTAAAAATGCGGAAGCTAAGGTGAAAGAAGCTCTGGAAGAGCTTTTGAATGAAAGAGAGGGAAAATGAGCGACATTTAGAGCATCTGCAAGATTCTTGAAATCGAGCAGAAGGAGGACTGAACATGGAGAAAATTATCACATTAAAGGTAGACCTTGAGTACCCGGACGAAGCACACCACGCCATTGACGAGGCAACAAAGGCCTACGAGGAAAGCAAAAAGTGCTGGGATGCCTTTGAAATCAACGAAGCCAAAAGCAGAGCACGAGACATTTTGTACAACCTGTGCAATGAAGGCTACAGTATGATATGGACGGTCACGGATGGCGCTGTCGGCCTGACGATCTGGAAAAGCTTTAAGGAGCCTTGTGTTGGACAGTGCTATATGCCAAAAGAAAGCTTGTTTGACATCTGGGTCGAAAAGCTAGTTGCGCTGTGCATTGCCACAGGCAAGGAAGTCCCGAAGTTCATCACAGATAAGGCTGGTGAGTGCTGGTGATAAAATTTCGTAAAGCGCAAAGCCGGAAGCGCAGACTAAAGCTGGCAATGGCTGCTGGCGTGTCCCGGAACGATGCCAACAAGGTGCTGTGGATGGAGAAATGTATCAACCAGTGCTTTGAACGGCACAACAGAGAAGAAAGACTGAAAGAGGAGATGCAGCATGGAAATTAAATACTGCGAGCGCTGTGGCATTCTACTTGGCTCAGTCAATCCTACAAAAAATATTGTTTAGATTGCAAAAGGGAAGTTTCGCTGGAGCAAAAGAAAGCAAGACGAAAAGTATTGAAAGAAAGTCATAGATTTGTGCCAGTAAAAACTACTTGCCAATGGTGCGGAGAGCCAATGATTAAAACGTCTGCGGCTCAAAAGTATCATAAAGAATGCGCAAAAGAAGCTTCTTTTACAAGCATTGCAGAACATCAAAAAATACGAAAAGAACGAAATCTGAATAAGAAAGCATTGGAAGAAAAAAAGATTCCATCCATAGGACAAGTTCAAGCACTTGCTGATAAAATGGGCAAGCATTACGGTGAGGTGTCACAGATGCTTGCAACAGGGGAGCTGACTTATGAATGGTAAATACTACGGCCAGCGGGAAATCCGCTGGCACAGCCGTGAAAAGGAACGGCTGAAACGCATTCGAAGAAAGGATAAAGATGAAAGTATTTGTAGAAATCGCCCTGATCTGGGGCATTGTCTTAGCGTTTATTCTCGCAGTGTTTCTGCTGAACTTCTGGCTGGTGCATCACATCGAGCTTTTGGTCGGAGCTAAGGCGACATGGTACATCATAGGTGCTGGCGCTTTGATGACAACTGGTTGGATTTTCAGACGCAGAGAACCAAAGAACACAGAGGAAAAGGCATGACACTGGAAGCCGCCCTTGAAGAACGTGATATGAAGGCGTCGGAGCTTATCCGTAAAAGCGGCGTGTCGGCCCCAACGATATACAACATAACAAGTCCGAATAAAGCGCCGTACAAAACGGGCGTTAAGGCTGATACGCTTGCAAAAATAGCCAAAGTGCTAAATGCAATAATCGTGATCGATGCAAGCAAACCATTTTTATTCGATATCATTCTGAAAGAAGAGACAAAATGAAAACCGTAAAAGGAAACGTGCTTACCATACTTGGTATCGTCGCCGCAATCGTAGCCGTCAGCTGTGGCGATACAATAAATGGATGCGAGAGTACAGTACAGATGCTTGGATGGGCATTTGTTTCGCTGATGTTACTAGCCACTGCCCTGGTTTTGTGCGCGCTTGGAGTGAGCGCGGAAAAAGAGCATGAAGATAACGAACGGATGGGGAAGCTGAACCGCATTCCCGCTCATACTAACAAGTGGAGGGATGTACGGTGAAATGCCCAGTGTGCGGTAGCGACAACATTACAACGATTGACAGCCGGTCAGACCATGACAGCATTGTTCGCCGCAAGAAGTGCATTGCCTGTAACCACCGGTGGTCTACCATCGAAATTGACAAAGACCAGTGGTACAGTGCTTTGCAAATCAAAGAGGAACGTAAGAGAGGGAGACCAAAAGATGATTAACCTTGACAGATTCGGCGGCATGATCGAGCCGGAGGACGGCGTGTGCTTTATGACCAACGAACAGATGGCAGAAGCCAAAGAAGCTGACCGTCTGGCTGAGATCGCGGACTTGCAGTCTGAAATCGATGACAGGGAAGCGGAGCTGAAAGGCCTCCGTGCACAGTTGGCAGAACTGATGGCTGGTTGATTTTTGTACAGCCAAGTTAAGCCAAAGTAAGAGCAATGAAGCCTAATGAAGCCGAAGAAAGGAAAGAAAAATGGCAGTATTAGTAATGGTCTACGGTCATTCCGGCAGCGGTAAGTCCGCCTCGCTTCGGAACTTTGACCCGGAACAGGTGGCGGTTATCAACGTGCTTGGCAAGCCGCTGCCGTTCCGCAGCAACATGAAAACCTATATCACAAATGACTACGGCAAGATTGATGCCGCAATTCACAGTACCAAGCGTAAGTCCATCGTCATTGACGATGCCACATACCTTATGACCGGCGAGTTCATGCGGAACGCAAAGGTCGCTGGATACCAGAAGTTCACCGACATGGCAGCAAACTTCAACACTCTGCTGATGCGGGCAAAGGAACTGCCGGACGATGTTGTGGTCTACTTTTTCGGTCACAGCGAGCGTGACGGAGACGGTGGCGAGAAGTTTAAGACCATCGGCAAGCTTCTGGACGAGAAGGTCTGCGTGGAAGGGTACTTCACCATCGTTCTGAAAACTGTTGTGCAGGATGGACGATACCTGTTCAGCACTCGCAATGATGGGATGGACACCGTGAAAACCCCTCTTGGGATGTTCAACGATGCGCTGATCGAGAACGACCTCGCTGCCGTAGACAAAACCATCCGTGAGTATTATAACATCCCGGTTCAGCCGGATAGCAAAGGAGAGTAACAGATGAAGAGCATCAACTGGAATGACGTGCAGGAAGCCACCGAACGCCGTGATCTGCCTGTTGGCGGCTATGTTGCCGGTATCTGCAAGGCAACGGACGAACCCGCAAAGGAACGCCTGAACATCGAGTGGGAAGTCGCAGAGGGCGAATTCAAGGGTTACTGGCGTGAGCAGACCGCTTCCCTCGTCGAGCGTGGCAAGCTGAATCCGGGCGAATGGGCATGGGGCGGCAAGACCATCAAGAGCTACAAGGAAAAGGCTCTGCCGTTCTTTAAGGGCTTTATCACCGCTGTGGAGCAGTCCAATCCTGGCTACAAGTTTAACAACGATGAAAAGACCCTGCGTGGAAAGCTGGTCGGCGTGGTTCTCCGCGAGGAAGAGTACATGGGCAGCGATGGCAACATCAAGACGAAACTTGTCGTTGACCGCTTCACCAGCGTGGACAAGATTCGTTCCGGCGATTATGAGGTCAAACCGAAGAAAACGCTGGCTGGCGGGTCTGGCTCTGGCTACTCGCAGGGCGGGAACGATGACTTCTCTGTGATTGACGATGATGGTTCGTTGCCATTCTGATTGGAGATGCGCATGAATCAGGAAGAAAAAACGCATTGGACGCAAGATAAAATCTTGCTGTATGTGAAAGCCTGTATGTCTGCCACTGGTTTAACCAGAATGCCATCAAGAAGTGAATTGAGCGAGTATTACGGAAACGACAAGTTGACAAATGCAATTCGCCGTTTTCCGGGTGGCTATTACAAAATAGCTGAAATCCTCAATGTCGAAATGAAAGAAAGCGAAACGCAATTCGGAAAGTATGGCGAAGACCTTGCTACAAAACTGCTGGAAGAACATGGATTTTCGGTTGAGCGAATGTCAACTAGATACGCCTATGACCTTTATGTTAATGGAAGCGTTAAGGTTGATGTGAAAACGGCAAGGCCGAGCAAAGCAAATAAGAGTTTTTGCTATTCGTTTAACCTTGAAAAACGCTTTCCGACTTGTGATGTTTACTTTTTGATCGCAAAGAGCGAAGAAAAAGAAAGCATCTACATAGTTCCTGCATCTATCAACCAGACGCAGATTGGGCTTGGCACTGGAACGACCGTGTATAGCAAGTATCAAGACCGATATGACATTATCGCTGATATGAGCAAGGCTTTTGCTTCTGCAAAGTCATGACTGCCTACCTTATATAAAAGCTGCGCTATCTGGCTGGACGGGCGTTTGGAAAGATGAAACACTTGGGCGACATCACAAAGATTCACGGCGACCAGATAGAGCCTGTGGATTGCATCACGTTCGGTAGTCCTTGCCAGGGCTTATCTATGGCGGGGAAAAGGCTTGGATTTGACGACAACCGTTCCGTGCTGTTTTTGGATGCCGCAAGAATCATTAAGGAAATGAGGACAGCCACCAATGGAATGTATCCAACTTTCGCTGTTTGGGAAAACGTGCCCGGAGCATTTAGCTCCAATGGAGGAGAAGATTTCAGAGCCGTGCTGGAAGAACTTGCCCGCGTGGAACAACCAGACACTTCAATTCCTAAACCTCCGAAGGGGGGCGGATGGAGCAAAGCCGGAGCAATCGCCGGAAACGGATGGTCTCTGGCTTGGCGACAGCTTGACGCTCAATATTGGGGAGTTCCCCAACGCCGAAAGAGAATCGCTCTTGTCGTGGATTTTGGAGGACAACGTGCCGCAAAAATACTATTTGAGCGCACGAGCCTGTCAGGGAATCCTGACGAGAGCATCAAGGCGTGGGAAGCCGCTCCCGGACATTCTCAGGCAAGCCCTTATGGATGTGATAGGGAAAGCAAATCTTACACCCTGAAAATCCGCAGCGGTTGTGAAGGTGGCGGTAAAGGCGCATTGGTGCAGACCGAAAAGAGCGCAACGCTTTCTACACTGCAAGACCAGACGTTGTTTCAATCCGTTGTCTATAATGCTCGTGGAAACGGTGATGGCAAAATTGTACCGACAATTACAGGCGACCACGAAAACAGAATCACGGACTACACGACTATTGCAATTGAACGCAAGACTTTCAACGAACAGTCTTTCAGCCGCTATAAGGAAAGCGACAAATGTTCAACCTTGAAAGCAAAAGCTGGAAACATCGGCAATGGAAGCGAGTGTCTGATTGCCGAGAAAGCCATCCGTTGGATTGTTCGCCGCTTGACCCCTGTTGAATGTGAACGGCTACAAGGCTACCCTGACGATTACACCAACATTGGTGACTGGACGGATAGCAAAGGAAAGAAGCACAAATACGCTGACAGCCCAAGATACAAGGCTCTGGGCAACTCCATAGCCCTGCCGCAGTGGTTCTGGTTGGTGCAGAGGATGCGCCCTTACCTGAAAGAAAAGCCTACTCTGGGTAGTCTGTTCGATGGTTTGGGCGGTTTCCCTCTTGTCTGGCAAAGAGCATACGGCGAGGGAACCGCACGGTGGGCAAGCGAAGTCGATAACTTTTGCATTGCGATTACGAGAAAGAGGTTTCCAGATGTGGAAGAAAGTTGATGGCTTTCCAAATTATGAAGTAAGCGATATCGGAGAAATCAAAAACACTAAGACAGGGAAAGTTTTGGCTCCTAAAAAATCTAAAGATGGATATTTAAGAGTGACATTGTCCGATAACGGATTTCAGAAAACAACTGGGATTCATAGGCTTGTTGCGATTGCGTTTATCCAAAATCCAGAAAACAAGGCTACCGTAAATCATAAAAATGAAATAAAAAATGATAATAGAGCCGAAAACTTAGAGTGGGCAACAAATGCAGAACAGAATGCTTACGGGACAAGAACGATAAGAGCAATGGCTCACACGGACTGGAAGAAACGAACGTCAAAAATGAACTACAAAGAAATCTCTAAAAAACATGACTATTCAAGTTCAAGAATGTGTGGCAGAAAAGCAGTTGATGTTTATAAGAATGGCATATTTATAAAAAGATGCAAATCGCAGAAAGATGCGTCGAAAGAAACTGGCGTAAGCGTATCGCAAATTAGTTGTTGTGCAAAAGGGCAGAAGAAAAGCTGTAAGGGATACGAATTTCAGAGGATCGAAGAGTTCCCGATGGCTGTAACAAAAAGGAGATTCGGCGAAGAATGATTACCTGTTGTCTCAACTGCACATCACGCCACCAAGCTTGCCACGACACTTGCGAGAAGTACAGGGCAGAGAAGAAAGACTTCGAGGAGCGCAAGGCGTTCGTGTATGAGCTGAACCACAGCCAGAGCGTGTACCACCGTGATTATGAGGACAAGCACCGGGAAAAAGGAAAGAAACGGTTTCTCGGAAGTGAATTTAGAGGTGAACGAGGATGAGACTTGTTGACACAGAGGATGTCATTGATGCATTGGGGAACATGGAAGAACCCATCGACCTAAAAGAAGCCGAAGAATGGATTGATACGGTTCCAACCGCTATGCAGTTATGGACAAGTGTAAAAAACGCACAACCTAGTGAAAATGGGGTTTATTTTGTTGTTTACGATTTTTGGTATTGGCGCAACTGCATTAGAACAATGCAGTTCAAAGATGGGAAATGGGTCGATGATGAATACCCGGTCAAGTTTTGGATGCCAATTCCTAGAATTCCAAAAGAGGATGAATAATGAACGAACTTAACGAAAAGTACGAAATTATTTACACAGACCCACCGTGGCCGCAGAAAAAAGGAAACGTCAGAAAATGCAGACCGAATCAAGGAAAAGAACTTGATTATCAAACTCTTTCGCTTGATGATTGCTTTTCCGTTCAAGACGTTTTCTTTGAAAACACAGCAGACCGCCACAATGTGTTTATGTGGTGCATTGACAAGTTCTTGATGGAAGCGGAACGGCAAATGGCAAAACGTGGCTACAAACTCCATGCGAGAATGGTTTGGGATAAAGAAAACGGCGTTGCTCCTGCCTTTACTGTTCGGTTTTCGCATGAATATCTTTTGTGGTTTTATAAACCCGGAAAAATGCTGATGCCAAGAAAAGAAACGAGAGGTAAATACACAACAATACTTCGAGAACCCGCTACATATCACAGCCATAAACCGCAATGCGTCTATAAAATGTTAGAGGATATGTTTCCGACAGCTAAAAAGATTGAACTATTTGCAAGAAACCATCGTGAAGGATGGGACGCTTTCGGAAATCAAATCGAGGATAACGCATGAACACTGGCAAGCAGTTTGAAGCAGACTTCAAAGCATCCGTCCCATCCGATGCGTGGTGCTACCGCCTGAAAGACAGTGCTGCAACCTACTACGGCGGCAACGAGAACCTGTCTTTTTCCATCGACAACATCTGCGACTTCCTTGTGTACCGATACCCGATGAACCACTTGTTTGAACTGAAAACCATCGAAACGCCCTCTATCCCTCTGGAAAAGGTGTTCGGCAAGTACGACAAGGCAAAGTGCAAATACCGTAAGGAAAAGCACATCACTGACATGGTGGAAGCAATGGGATACGGCGGTCAGACCGCCCATGTGATAATCAATTATAGGGCGGTCAACCGCACCTTTGCAATCCCTGCTAGCAAAGTTCTGGCATTCTGTTACAACGAGAGCCGGAAGAGCATCCCTTGGCAATGGGCAGAACAAGAGGGGATAGAGGTCAAGGCGAAAAGGCTGCGTGTCCATTGGCGGTATGACGTGGATGGGCTGCTGAAAAGATTGGAGAAAGAACATGGGAGAGAAGTTTAAATGTGATAGATGCGGGGAGACGTACCCTTTATACGAATATAGCAACTTCACCGACATTGAGATGCGTGTGTGGGGTATTGGTGTTCCGTGTGACTACGAGTATCGCCTTTGCCCATCTTGCATGGCAAAGCTGAACGACTGGCTGAAAGGAGAAAAAAGTGAGTAAGAAAGTTTCAGGCATCCTGCCCAAGACGGAAATCTTGGCGCAGTTGGCAGAAGAAGCATCCGAACTGGCACAGGCTGCGTTGAAGCTACGCCGTGCGCTGGACGGAACGAACCCGACACCAAAGAGCGTTGCAGAGTGTGAAGCGAATCTGATGGAAGAATTTGCAGATGTGACAAATGCGATTGATGCCCTGTTCGATTCTTGGTTTGGTGCAAACATCAAATCTGAAAGCGAATTTTGGGACGCAGAGCGTGAGATTGAGGATGCTAAATACAAACGCTGGCTCTCTCGCCTTGAAGAAAAGGAGAATAAAAATGGCTGAATATCATGTTGGATGCGGACTTTTCGGAACCATCTATGCCGGAACTATGATGAAGCAGCGGAAAGATGGATTGCAGTTATGGAGAAGCAAGTCTGATGTGACCGATGAAGCAGTTTCCGCTGTTCTGTCTCATTTTATTACTGAAATGGAGCATTCAGACAAAACGAAGCTCGAAAAGATGTGGGGCGTTATTGGAAACAAGAAGCTAAAAGTCACATTCGAGCTTTCCGTCAATAAGGAGCAGTCAGATGAATAAGCGCAGAAACCGCCCCTTGTCTGGCAAACAGGCGATGTCAGCCAACCTCCGCAAAATCGCACGGCAGAACCAGTTGTACGGATTCCGCATGGCTCTGGATGGTATCGCCGCCACATGGGGCGCACTGATTCAGAACCTTCGGTGTGATGCAGACCTGACCGATGAACAGGTACAGAAAATCATCCGCATTGGTGACAGGTACTGGGAGATGGTCGGAAAGTTTAAAGAAGAGGACATGACCCCTGACGAGTTTGCAGATTACATCACAGCAAAGTCAGAGCAGGTCGAAAAAGAGCTGAGAGAAAGGTGGAGTTGATAACAATGTTTGAATTTGTAACACGCTGGCTGGTCTGCCTAGTCCTGCTGGCGGTGGTAGTTCAGTCCGAGCGGACAATCAAAGGCGTGGCGGACAACCTGTTTGAAGAACGACAAGCAATGCTCGTCTGGCTGTTCGTCAACGTGTGTCTGATCGCTTGTACGGCTGTTGTGATGGGGTGGAAATAAGAATGGCGAACATCATTTTGAAAGCACTTTGCTTGCCACTTGTTGTACTGATTATGATTTCTGCCTATATGACAACCAGAATAGATTGGCATGATGACGATTGGTTGCTAATGGTATGTATTCTGGCAAGTATGGTGCTTTCAACTGCATTTTCGCTAATTATTTGGTTGAGGTAAATGATGATGGATAACGAGCTTTACTGCCCCATGAAAATGACCAGCAATCCGCTTGGGCGGTGCGTATGCGAGAAAGAAAAGTGCGCTTGGTGGAACGAACTTGGTAGTTGTTGTTCCGTTTGGTGGATTGCACGGGCGCTGGACAACATCAAAACGAAGATGAAGAGGTGATAACTCTTGGCAACACCCCCGAAGCGTGGTCGTGGCAGACCGCCGCTGACCGAAGCTGAAAAGAAAAAGCGTGAGAAGCGGGCGCAAAAGGCGAAAGAAGAAGCCGCTGCAAAGCGGGAGAAAGAGCGTGAGAAGAAGAAACAACAGATGCTTAACAAGCGGAAGTCTATCCGCTCACAGGTGAGTAAAAAGGTGAAAGAACAACAGGAGTTAGCAATCACGAGGTCTAAGATGCTGAATACAGGCGATTTGCAGTCGAGAATCGGTGACGAAGAGGACAAGAAGGTCATCGGCATGATTGCAGCCAAGTATTTTGGCGACCTTCCGAGCGTGGACATGAACAACCCGATTGAAGTGCAGCAACGTCTTGACTTCTTTTTTGACGCTTGCATCGAAGCCAGAATTTCCCCTGTGGTGGAATGGATTGCACTGGTGCTGGGCATCGAATGGGTGAGCCTAAAGCAAATTATGGCGGGCAAGCGCCGTGACGACAGCTTGCAGCAGAAATACATCCTGAAGCTGATTCTGCAAATGCAGTCCATGTGGGCGTACAACGGTATGTATGGTCAGGAAAACCCGGCAGAGTGGATTTTCCGAGCTAAAAACTACTTTGGTATGCGTGACAACGTGGAAGTCACCGTTGCGCCGCCTGAACAGCCGTTGGGCGATGCCCAGAGTGCAGAGCAGTTGGCTCAGAAGTACCAGACGGCTTTGCCGAAAGGGATTGACGTGGAGTACAGAGAGGTGACAAAGAAGTGAAAGAACTCATTGTTTTCTTTTTAGTATCTTGGGCGGTCGCCTTTTTGATTATCAACAATTTTAACGATAAGGAGTAAAACATGAAAAAGGTAGCAACTATTATTTCTTCTGTGGTAGCAGCATTTTTTGTTGCAGTGGTTCTTTTGCTGTGTTTGGAGAGAGTGCCTGTTGGTTATGTTGGAGTTGTTTATTCGGCACGAGGCGTTGAGCAGAACACATTGTCGCAGGGCTGGCACTTTCTTTCTCCCATGAAGCACGTTAGCAAGTTCCCTATCAGCCAGCAGCAACTTATTTTTTCGGATGACCCGGCAGATTACAACGCAAAAGAACACGCAGATTGGCATATTGACGCTCCTGCAAGCGGTGGAATGGTTGGAGTAAACCTTACCGTAAATTATAACTTCATTCCAGACCGTGTTGTTGAACTTTACAGCCGTTTTAACGGAATGGATGGTGAAACGCTTGTGGAAAGCCGCATCCAGAACAGCATTATCGCCTACGTCAAGGAGGTAACGCCCCAGTTTTCTGTAATGGATATTTATTCTGAAAAGAAAACGGAAGTAAACAACGCAATCACAAATTATTTGAACGAAAAGCTTACCAATGAATACGGAATCAACGTTTCAAGTGCCCTCGTGATTGACGTAGAGCTGGATGACACCCTAACCGAAAAGATTAGAGCGAAAGAACAAGCAAAGCAGGACGCTGAAATCGCTGAGCTGAACAAGCAGACTGCTCTTGCACAGGCTGAGACGGACAAGGTGAAGGCTCAGACGGAAGCCGATGTGAAAGTGATCGAAGCACAGGCAGAAGCAGAATCGAATCGTATCGTGTCGGAATCCATCACTCCCGAACTGATTCAGATGAAAGAAGCTGAAGCCAGACTGAAGCACGGATGGGTTACTGTCAATGGAGCAGATACAGTCGTAACAAAAGCTGATTGACTGGGAACATAATCCTTGCAAAATCAAAGACTGGAAAGCTTACAAAGAAATTCTATTTAAGGACGTTGGGGAGGACGGCTAAGAATGTACATGATTGTTTTAATAATTATTGTAGGCATTGTGTTTATATTCTCGACACTGTTCTTCATCGGGTGGCTGATTGGCTACCCTATTTACAGAAAATGCAAAAGAGAACCTGTGTTTTACGATTCGAACTACGCTCTCGTGTTGTGTTTGGCTTCGCTGGTTGTAGCTGTATGCGACATTATAATACAGATTATGGTTATTATGTTTTAAGAAGGTAATGCCAAACGCGCCTTGTACGGTTTGCTTGCGTTTGCAAAGATGCGTCCTGACGGCGTGTGGGATGGAGATTAAAGGGAGAAATGGCGATGAAAGTTGACTGCCCGTGGTGCAAAGTCGAAATGCTAAGAGTAGATGGCCTCGTTTACAAGTGTTTTTACGATTTTAGAAACCTTAAGGCGACCTGCTCTGGATGGAGATGCCCAAAATGCGGGAGAGAAATGTTTGAACAAAAATCGCTATTGAATGCAAATCTAACAATGGACGCAGAAAAGGAAGAAGAAAATGAACATTCGCCCGATTGACGCTAATGCACTACGGAAACGTATCGAAGAATGGATGCAGGAGTTTAGCGAAGAATTTTCTACGGAATATCGGTATCAGAGATGTGACTTGGAAGATTTGTTAGATTACATCGACACTGCGCCAACAATCGAGGTGAAAGACAATGGCTAATTATCCAGAATACCTTGAACGAAACGCACTTATTGAAAGAATCAAGAAATCATATTGTAAAGATTGCCAAAACTACAATGGAGTAAGATGCCGTGCTTGCGGTATTGGCGATGCCATTGACGTTGTGGAAGATGCCCCGACAGCCTTAGAGCGCACCGCTGAATGGATTGCGCAAGACGAAGATAAGACGATGTTCATGTGCAGTAATTGCCATGCGAGAAACAACCGAGACCGCTACAACTACTGCCCGAACTGTGGTTCTTTGATGGAGAACAGGTTATGAGTAACACACTTTGGCATCCGGCAAGCGAACCGCTACGAGAGCGGACGCAGCCTTTGTTGCTTGCGACTAAGACAACGTGGCGTGATAAAGATGGAAAAATGTTACAAGGAATCTCGCCGACAGCGTACTTTCTTGGCTGTTACGCAGACGGTCAGTTCTGGGATGAGATAGGCGAGAGACTGCCGAAAGATGTGACGGTGACGCATTAGATGGCGTTTCCGATGGTATAGGAGGGCTAAACATGACAAACAAGAAATTTGGCATCATCATTATGGACTTGAGCCTTTTTGATTTCGGGCCGAAGCCGCCTTGTGGGTATATCAAGGCAAAACATATCCGCCCAGCTTACGGCAAAGGCACAAGGCCTGTCAAGGCGCATAAGCGAATCACGAGAACGAGAGAGGGGTTCAGAAAATGAAAAAACTTAAATTTCCTGAGGATTCTTTGCGTACAACAACCCGGACTGCCCCGATAAGGATATTGAAAAAGCCGTGAACAGGATGAAGAACTGGATGAAGGGCGAGACCTACAAGAGCAACCCTTGGTTCTTTATGGCTGCTGGCAACTATCTGATTGTCGGCCTGATTGCTGAGGATGGGCAGAAAACAATCTACGTTGCACGGCAGTATTATGAGATAGTCAATATTCCGGGCGAAGGATGGCTTCGTGAATCTGACGCTGAGTGCTTGTTTTGAGGGGGATTAAAGATGGAAGAACTTAAGAGATGTCCGTTCTGCGGTGCAAAGCCGCCCAAAATAGAATTGATTCGTCCGTTTGGATACGGTATGACTTATTTTGTGATGTGCAATAATTGTGGAGTTGAGACATCTGATGCGATTAGTGAAGAAAAAGCCATCGAAGCATGGAACAAACGCTACAAAGAGGATTAAGTATGGAGCAGGAAAACAAGCCGAGAACATCAATGGTTCTTCTGCTGGAACACGTCCATGCGATGGATGAGCTTACAGACGAGGAATTTGGAGCATTCATCCGCAACTATGCACAGTATGTTGAGACTGGACTTGAGCCAGCATACGACAACGACCGTGCTATGCGGATGCTCTGGAAAGTCGTCAAGGCGTTCGATGATATGAATGCACAGAAAAGACAGGAGCGAATTGAGAAAAACAGACGGAGTGCAAATAAGCGTTGGAACGATGAAAAATGCAAGTGCATACAAACGCATACTAATGATGCAAATGCATACGCTGGTATGCAAAATATGCAAATGAATGCAAACGATGCCTTATCTGTATCTGATTCTGTATCTGAATCTGATAAAAAAGAAAAATGTGAAAAGAAAAATACCAACGAAGTCAAACGATTCAAAGCTCCGACTGTCGAAGAAGCAAAATCCTACTTTTCCGAAAAGGGATACGGCGGACTGGAAGCGGAGCGGTTCATTGACCACTTCACGGCAAATGGTTGGAAGGTCGGCAAATCGTCCATGAAGGACTGGAAAGCTGCTGCACGGAACTGGATGCGTAACGTGAAGGACTGGAATGGCGGCTATCAGCAGACAATGGCTGAATTGCCTGACGAGGGAGACTTTCTGCGGTGAATATTGAAAATCAGACCCAATACATCCTTCTTGGAGCAGTCCTCACGTTCTCGGAATACGCCGATGTGCTGCAAGACCTTAAAATCGACGATTTTTGCCCTGAGCTGCGTGATACATTCGCTGCCATTCTTGGTTATTGGGAACACAACGACAAGTGGAACCCGGTAGAAGTCATGGGACGGTACGATAACTGCAAGAAAGCAATGGGTGAATGTCTGGATGCCTTTGGCGCAGAGTTCATCCGCAACGTCACCCATGACATGATGCTTGGATGGGCTAGAATCGTCAAGGAACAGGCAGCATTGTCCAGAGCCAGAGAACTTGCGTTCAAAATCGTTGATGGCTCGACCAGATACGCAGACCTGACAGGCATTTATGAGCAGCTAGGCGAAGCTATCAATCTACACAACGAGAGAAGCGATTTCATTCCGATGTGTGACGGCATAGACAACTACATCCGCAAGCTGGATGATAAGCCGGAGTATATTAGCACAGGGCTTAGAGTGCTGGATAACAACTTGCATCTTGTTCCGGGCAACTTCGTTGTGATCGGCGGCAGACCCAGCGCAGGTAAAACCGCTCTGTCCCTGCAACTTGCCTGTGAAATAGCCAAGAACGGACGCAAGGTGGCGTATTTCAGCCTAGAGACTGACCCGGACACGCTCTATGCTCGTATTATCGCAAACCAGCTAGGCGTACCGCTGCATACGGTCAAAAACAAGACCGTCAGCATTGACGAGCTTGACCGATTGGCAGCCATCAAGAAATATCCGCTGTTCGTCCGTTCTGCCGCTGGTAAGAGCGTTGGGTGGATTAGAACGCAGTCCATTAGGATGCAGGCAAAAGTGGTGTTCATCGACTATTTGCAACTTATCCATCAAGCCGGAGCGAAAGACCGATACAGTGCCGTCACGGAAATCAGCATGGCACTGCATGAGTTCGCACAGTCCACAGGAACGCTGGTGGTAGCACTTGCACAGCTCAATCGAGAGACAGCAAGAACAGGCATTCCACCGACTGCCGCAGACCTGCGAGAGAGCGGACAGATTGAACAGGACGCAGATGCAATCATTCTTCTGGCGCAGAACGTGACCACGAAAAAGAGACCGGAGCCGCATTATCACTTTGCACTTGAGAAGAACAAAGAGGGAAACGTAGGGTCACTGGACATCACGTTCCAGATGGAAACACAGCAGTTCAAAGAATGCGTGTGGATGTAACGAGAGGAGAATAAACATGAAATACCGCAAGAAGCCAGTTGTTATCGAAGCATTCAAGCTCAATGCACGAGGCCTTATTGGAGAAGATTGGTTCTGGGATGCAGTAAGTAGCAACGATATTATTACGCATGACTTCGGAAAGTTTCACGATGATCCTGCGTGGTGCGAGATTAAAACGCTTGAAGGGACTATGATTGCAAGGACTGGCGATTATATCATTCGTGGCGTAAATGGCGAAATCTACCCGTGCAAACCTGACATTTTCGAGAAAACATACGAAGCGATTGAGTGATAACAGCCTAACATCGCTTCTGCGTTCGTATCGTCACAGTAGAATAGGCAAGAAAAACAGATAACAGTGTTTGGGCGATAAAGTTACCGCTTGAACCCCATAAATATTTTTCATCAATCAACAAACGGAGGAAAACGATTATGAACATCACTCGACTGGAACAAGAGACCATCGTCAACTTCAATGCAGCGGAAGATACTGCATCGGTTTATACCGCCGACCCGGTGTATATGCGCAAGCTCGACAAGTTATGTGAACGTGAGCCTGCATCGTACAAGCTGGTCAAGCAGGATAAGGACGGTAAGTGGTATGAGATGCCCAAGCGACTGGTTCGGTTTGCAACCACAAGAATTATGACGGAAGAGCAGAAGAAATCGGCTGCGGAGCGTATGCGCAAGATGCAAGCAGACGGTAAAATCTAATCTCCGCTAAAATCTCCAATCAACAAACGGAATGAAAAGCATGGAATGGTATCGGGCGGTAAAACTACCCTCTGCGGCTATTCTATGCTTTTTTCTCTTGTTATTTATCGAGAGAAAACGGCAAGGCCTGATTTTAGGAAGGAGCCGTCTCGATCAATGGGAGAATCAAGCGAAAGCAGAGCGCGTTAGGCGAAATAGATGCGATTATTGCATACCAAGCGATACGAATCGTACCAGTTGATACGAATGGTATGCGTTGGTATCATGGAATACCAATCTTCCCCCCTTTCTTCCCCCTCTTTCCCCTACAACCCCTATTACCCCCTATAATCCCCCTAACTCCCCCCTCAAACAAATAAATTGTTTGAGGCCCCCACGCCAAAATGGTGCGACAACTGCGACAACCGAAAACAAAAACCAGATGCTTTGAAAAGGTTCTTTCCCCCTACAACCCTCTATTTCCAAAAGCTATACCGTTAGCCAGCAGAGCAGACCGTAGGCGAGAGCCGGTGCGATGTTCGGATTGGTGGATGGTCTGCGACTATTCCAAACATGGAGAATTGACTTCATTTTGTAGCCAGTTGAATATGTAGAAATGTTGCATTGACTATTCATAGCAGAATACTATGAATTAAATATAATACCATAGTGAATTACTGGGAATTAAATCGAGCAGGAACAGACCGAATCGGATGGTACGACTATTCCAGCAGAATAATCCCTAGATAGTTACTAGGATATATAAGCGTATATTATAATAAGTACGGTTGATGTACGAATTTGGTATGGCTAGCGAGTGAATAAATGAGTGAATATATGTAATGAATTATGAATTTTATTCGGTCTGATGACTTAGCGACTATCGCACCTCTCTTTTCCTAAAAGGCAAACGACTATTTCACACAAAAAATACACGACTATTTGACGATGGTTCGCAAGAAAACGCTACGACTATTACTCTGCGACTATCAGCGAACTGCTTATTGTTGTACAATATATAGGACTTTCAAAAGCTAGTCATCTGACGACTTTACGACTATTCTACGACTATTTTATTGGAGAAACTACGACTATTTCAGCCGGAACGCTACGACTATTGCTGACCTCTATTAGCTATCGGGCGAAAGCCCGAAAAGAGATGCGGCGCAAGCCGCCAGTGGTTCCGCGCCGCCGCGCCCATGCCGCCGGGTTTACACTGTACAGGTGGAGACGCTGACCCCAGCAGGTGCGCCGGGTGCAGCACTTGCCAGCGATCCGCAGACGGTAGGAGCTGACCCCGCCGGGCTGGTATGGTCTGCGGTATGCTGCACCGTCCGGCATGGATCCATAACATGGGGCGAACCGCTGCCCCTTTATATACCTTATTATAATAGGGCGGTTGCGCTGGTCTGTACAGCGTCCGGCGTGGCGTTGGTATCTGGTATCAGTGCAGGCCGTCCGGGCGCTGTGATACGCTCCAACGTGGCGCAGGTAGTATTATATCCGCTTGTGTCGGTCTGTTATTTGCAGCAGTAGAATGAGGTAAATTACAAGAAAAGCGCCTGTAAAGCCCTGTGTGCTGTTTTGCGGCGATGGCGGTATAGCTGCATGGACGGCAGAAAGGCCGCTGTAAACGCTTGTATGGGGCTGTATTGCATCGGGGCAAAATAAAAACCCGGCCATTTCTGACCGGGTGAAATGCTTCTTATTTGGACGCTTTGAACAGCGCCGCAAAGAACCAGAAGAAGAACAGGATACAGGATAATATCACTTGTCGCACCTCCATCAAACCACGCTAAAACGCTTGTATGTGGTGCGCTTGCTGCACTCAGCATAGATATCCGGGTGCGCGGCCTGTAAAAGCTTGCTATCGAGTCGGACGCTTTGCACGTCCTTGTAAATGGCTTTCGCAGTGCCCTGCACCATTTCCGGCGCGCCGTGCATCATGTCAATAATTTCAGCCTTTACAGCATCGTTCATTGCTTCGAGCTCTTCAATTAACCGCTTGTTTTCGCGGTATGCGTTCACTTTTTCTTCAAACGTTGTCATTTTTCAGCCCTCCTTATTAGCTGTTGAGAAATACCAGCATTACCAGCGCGCTGGAGATCATGCCGCCCACATACCAGAGGGCTGCCCACTGGGTAAAGTCTAAAGTAATCATACTGTAAACCCTCCATTAATCAAATTCCGGCATTGCCAGAATAATTTTTCTGCACCGCTCAACGCTCAAGCGGTACGGCTTGGAGCGGGTCAGGTTGTCCGCTATAATCTGAGTGTATACCATCAACGGCAACTCAAACAGCCCGGCACACTTGGGATAAAGGCGCACGGCCTGATTTCTGATTTCTGCGTTTAGTTCATCTGCCCGTGTCATAGCTCAAACCTCCTTATACTGCGGGATGTAGCCCAGTACTTTAACTTTTTTCGGAATGGTGTAGTAAATCTGCCCACAATCGGGGCACCAAACAGCGTCGTATTGCTTGCCGTCGTCTCCCAGCGCCTTGCACTCTACCTCACAGGTAAAGCGTTTTAGAGCGGTTTCTGTAAGCATTGCTGCCACATCTGCGGCGGGCTGTGCGTTAAATGCTGCCACTGCCTTTTCTGCGTCTGCCAGCGTATCAAATACGCCCAGTGTCCAGCCTGCACCCTCTAAGATGTAGTCTACCATATACAGGCCGCTGTCGCTGCACCAGAGCCACACAACGGGCTTGATGGTCATTCTGCGGTTGTTCTGGGCTGCATAGAGCTGGTTAAGTGTACCAGTCATTAAACTGCCATCTGAAAAAGATGCGGTGTAAAGGTCTGCGCATTTGATCGGTTCCGGGTCAATCTCCACATAGGAGGTACACGGCGCGTTTTTGAGCGTTGCCACCTGAGCGGCGCACAGCTCGATAATTTCCTTGACGTTCTTCCCTGCAAAGTAGGCTTTGACAGCTTCAACGCTTTCGGCGTGGGCTACGGTGGAAATGTGTTCGTCGTCCTCTTCAGTGATAACGTGGTAATACTTTTTCATGGTTTTGTCCTCCTGTTTTGTAACGGTATTTGGTGTATCTTTTGTTTGTGCCTTTATTATACTCCGTTTAGGGTGGTATGTCAACAATTTGGAAGTAAATAACTACCACAAGAAAAGCAAAATAAATCTAACGGAAGTTGTGCATATTGCTACCAATAAACCATGCCAAAGGTAGCACTACCATAATACACACGATAAAGCGATTGCCCGCACCCCAGCGCCGCCGCCGTCTCGATCTGCCCGGCGCGGGCGGTCTGGCACGGCCTGCGCTGCTCCCTGTCGTGCTCAGCCGTTCCGGGTGCGCTGGGGGCTGGGGCTCCACCGGCGGGGTATATAGCCGCCGCCCAGCCCCGCCCGGTCAGTCCCGTCACCACCGAAAAAATAAAAAAGACCCACCCCACCTTCACAAAACGAAACCCATCCGATTGTGCAAGTCGCCAAAAATTCCGAAAAATACAAAAAGGCCCCTTTCGGAACCTAGATTGTGCTATAATCAGCTAAAGGCTATACGCCAAAGAAAGGAAGAATCAAAAATGAGAAAGAGGATCATTGCGGCGGCTCTGATAGCGGTCGTAGTTTTAATGTCGCCTTTATGTGCGATAGCTGTCGAAAAGCCGGATGAGATTGCATCCCCTGCTCAACTAGAAGAAACTAACGAAGAAGGAACTGTTAAAATTAAGGAATCTCATAGTCACCTTGAAACCAAGTACGAATACGGAAAAACGAGATACTATGTCTACTACGCTGTACTGGTTGAGAATACGTACCCCGATTACGCCGTTGATTTTGTATCTCTAAAGGCCTCTGTTTTTGGTTCTGATGGTTCAGTATTAAAAACCGATGAACAAACCCTTGACTGGATTGCAGAGGGAGACTCTTATTGGTACGCTGGATATGTGTCGTTTGATTCTGAAGGCATTGCTCCGGCCAGAATGGAATACACCATTAGTGCGGATGAGTGGAATTTCCATAAAGCGAGCGCATCCAATCAGGTTATTCGTGCTGGTGAGCTTTCCGTTACCAATGTTTCTAAACGTGGCTCTGGGTACGATCTGCGTTACACAGGTCAAATTACAAACAATAGCCAGTTCACGAGCAACTGGATAAAAGTTATCGTCATTTATAAAATGAAAGACACCGAAGGAAACGAAGTTCCTGTGGGTGGCGATTACACATACATAACCGATGCACTTCCGTCTGGGCAAACGACAACATTTGAACTTTACCCATCGTCCGGTTTTGTTGGATATAGTTCCTACGAAGTCATTGCTTTGCAGGATTGACCTATAACACAAAAAGCCAGCGGCTAGATGTTCTCTAACCACTGGCTTTTCTTATTGGCTATTTACTTCTTCAATGCGCTGGTCACGTTCGGCATCGGCATCCAATAGTTAATGTCACGCATGACAATCTTTCCGTTGTCGCACAGGTACGGTCTCAAATCGCCATATTCGTCTGCTTCGTAAGAAAGATAGCCACACGCAACCTCTTTGCCGTTGCAAGCGATCACTCGCCCATTGTAGGTTTCTCCAACGTCAGGCGTTCTCCAAAGCCACTCCATGTTTTCCAGAGTGTCGCTGATGTATTCTTCAAGGTTTTCGTACTTATCGCCGTTAATCATATTCGTTCTCCTTTCACACAGGCATCTGGATCTGGCCGTTCGTGACCTGAACCAACATAACGGAGTTCGCACACGGTCTCCACTTCTTGATGTACTCGACAGCTTCATCAAACCTCTTCTTCGGCACGTTATTTCTGCTGTTTACATTGAACCAGTCCTGAATGTCCCGGTTGCATTCCATGAACAACTTCTGAGAGACGCTACGGCTCTTGTAGGCCGGGCTATCCATGCCGCCAAGAGCGTTGATGACCACCGTGTTCACGGCACGCTTCAACACACGCTGCTGGTTGTAGTCGATGGTCATAGTATTCTCAAGAGCGGAAATACGCTGCTCCTGTTTCATGGTGCGCTGGTCAATCACAAGGATTGCTTGCAGTTCCTTAGAAAGCCCCGCGAACTGGTTGACGGACACGTTTTTCTCAAGGTCAATCAGCTTCTGGCGAATCTCCATGCCCTGTGGTGTCCGCTGAATCATTGCAATGTGCTTTGCCATATCCAGAGTGATGATGTGGTCGATTTGCTTTTGCGGCATTTTACGCCCATCGTCACGGGTGACATTTTTGACATCCGTGAAATAATCCGTTCCATCGACAAATCCGTATTCACACATTCTTGCAAACCAATGCGTGTAATCGGTCTTAATTTTCAGCCTTTCGTACAACTCCCTACCCAGCACTACCTTTTCGCCAGTGTCGGTGTCGTACACGGGGATAACATCTTCGGAGAAGATTCGGATGGTTTCAAGATTATTATTCATAGAAATTTAGCCTTTCTATCTTGCGAGAGCAGGCCATCTCTGGTATAATAACCCAAAGAGGGTCTATACTCTCTGAGTGTTTCATAAGACGTTCGCTGTGGTCGGCAAACTTTAGCGAGCGTCTTATTCTTTTTCATCATCAGGCATGGGGTACTTTTCAAGGTAGGCATCGCGGACGGCCTGTGACAGCGATACGCGGCACTTCTTGCAGTGCTCCACCAGCAACTCATACTGACGGTCAGTGAAGCCAACGGCTACCTGATGGCGGTATGCTTCGATGTAAGGACTTCTTGCCATGTTCTTATCTCCTTTCTTTGAGGTGCATTAAGTGTAATCGCAAAATGTAGTAAAGTCAAGCGGAAATAGACCTACGAAACACTACATTTAGTGTTCGTTCATCTTGACAAACTACTTTCTACGTTTTGCACAAAACTCAGCCTTTGTTTTTGGCTGCTCCGGCTTCGTACCCTGCCCGGTAGTTCAGTTCGGACAGCTTACCAAGTGCTTCTGCGTACTCCCTGTCCTCACTGGTCGGCTCTTTGCCGTGTGCGAGGGTTTTCAAAAATTCTTCGGTTGTCGTGGGAAAGTTCATGCTTTTTGCTCCTAACTCTTGCGGAGAGCAGCCCTTTTTGGTATAATAGATTCCGAAAAGGGAGACTGCCCCCTTGGTGGTTGCAGGTTCTCGTTTCGTGATGTGGATAAGCTATCAGCGTTGCCGTCCAAAGTTCCGCTGGTAGCTTATTTTTTATGCCTTGATGTTCTCAACGTAAGATGCTACCCACTCGATACCCATGCGGATAACATCGACCTTTGAGATGTTCAATGCCTTTGCGCTGCTTTCCATGCTCGCAATCTGGCTCTCTGTGAGCCGGGTGCTTATCATGTGCAGCTTATCACGTTCCGAGGTTTCTGCTCGTCTTGCCAAGCCTATCACCTCGCTTTCGCTGGAACAAGTATAAAGCGTGAAAATATGCTTGTCAATACCCAAAGTTTTATGGAAATGAAGTTTGGAAGAATTACTCCTTATTATAGAAAATTTTCTACCTGATTGTGATTAACTAAGTAAACAACCTTATACTACTCTAGTATGTATAAATACATACTAGAGTATATTTATATATAATAAAAATCAAGAGAACCATGTAAGTACTTCCAAAAATGTGTTGACAGTACTACCAAAATAGTGTATAATGAGAGCAGAAAGAGAGGGAGCAAAAATGAAAGTTGGTTATGTGAGAGTTTCAACGGCTGAACAAAATACTGCTCGTCAGGAAGTTATCATGGAACAGCTTGGTGTCGAAAAGGTATTTATGGACAAAATGAGCGGGAAAAATACCGACCGTCCCCAGCTTCAAGAAATGCTTTCTTTTGTTCGCGAGGGTGATACCCTTGTTGTTGAAAGTATTAGCCGTCTGGCGCGTTCCACAAAAGATCTGTTAAGCATTATGGAAGAACTTGACAAGAAAAAGGTCAAGTTTGTTAGCCAGAAAGAAAGCATCGACACTTCCACTCCAAACGGTGTGTTTATGATGACGATTTTTGCTGCGATGGCACAGCTTGAGCGAGAAACAATGCTGGCAAGGCAGCGGGAGGGCATTGAAATTGCAAAGGCAGAAGGTAAATACAGAGGTCGTAAGCCTGTCGAAGTGGATGAAGAGAAATTCCGTCAGCTTTACAATGATTGGCAGAATGGAAAAAGCACGCCTAAGATTATGATGAATGAACTTGGGCTAAAGCCAACTACGTTCTGGCGCAAAGTCAAAGAATACCGCGAGAAATACGGAATCACCGATGCGGCCACCACCCGCAAATACGTTAACAAAAACGAAAAATAAAAAGCAGCGGCCCACCACAGACCGCTGCTTCAAACAAAAGACCACCAATCCCTCAACAGGATGATAGTACATGAGTATTATACCATTTCTGTTGAGGTGTGGCAATATAAAATCAGCAGAAAGGTAGAATTTATGGATTATCAAAGCATTGATTATTTTAGCCTTGCTTCAATGGTAACTGACTGGATGCGTTATGCTGGGCCAAATGCGAGGAAGGACTTTATGGATTTGGTTCGCAGTACAGATTATAACCGAAGAGCGGCTATTGAAAATGATTTGGGCGATGGATATGTTCTTGATTTTGCGGTAGATCATTCGGACATTATGAATGAGGTCGGTCAATTCTTGGTATATCTTTTTATTGATAACAATGGAGAGATATATTACGTTGGAATGGGAAACGAACAACGTATAATGGACAAGAAAAGCAGAAACAATGATTTTCTTAAGCATTATATGAAACATAATTCTAAAATTGTTATTCTTTCAAAATGGAGTACAAGAAAAATTGCACTTAAAATTGAAAAAATGGCTATTTGGATATGCCAAATGAATGGTTTTAGGCTTACCAACATAAAGGAAGTCCTTTCGTCTAAACAATTATATGAGCTTCGGCATATTCCAGAAAATAAAGAAAACGAAACAGAAATACAGTATGAATATAGGCAGTTGACTAGGGAATTTAGTGAAGAAGTAAAGGCTCTTGATAGAATCGAACAATGGCTTTATGAAGATGGAGCCAGCAAAACCCCCGGATTTGTAAATACAAAAGAAAACGTCATTTGGGCTATGGAATGCTGGACGATTGATGGCGTTACAAAAACTCGTTCTCAATGGTGCAAAGAGAATAATGTAAGCCTTGCAGGGATAGGCAAAAGACTTGAACTTGGATGCACCCCTAAAGAAGCGCTTACATTCCCAACAGCGCCAGATAACAGAAAACGCCACATAAAAGAATGGTGGGCAGAAAATGGCTATTTCCCCGGAACAGATAAAACATCTTACATTACGCCGTTAAATGAATGGCCTAAAGGATATAAGAAATGCAAGATTGCTAGAAGCCATTTCCCGCCAGACATGGTATCGGATTGCTGAACAGAACAGATGACATTGTTTGCAACCTAGAATAAAACAAAACGGGAAAGGAGAATACATTGAAAACGATTAACGGAAAATATGCGTCCGTAAAGGTGTTTACGGACAATATTGAAGACAAAGCGTCTGAACAGATTTTGACGCTTTGCAATCAGAGCTTTGTTGATGGCTGCAAAATTCGCATTATGCCAGATGTTCATGCTGGTTCCGGGTGCGTAATTGGGTTTACGGCAAACTTGGGCAAGAAAGTCATTCCGAATATTGTAGGCGTGGACATTGGCTGCGGAATGCTTGTCGCTGAACTTGGGATTGAACACATCGACCCGAAAAAGTTAGATAAAGTAATCAGAGAACGAGTCCCGGCTGGAATGAATGTTCACGAATCGCAGAAAATGTCGGATTCTTTCCTTAGCCAGCTTGACTGCAAAGATAGCCTACATAATGTTGATTGGATTCTTCGCAGCATGGGCACTTTGGGCGGCGGCAATCATTTTATCGAGCTGGACGAAGATGAAGAAAAAAACCAGTATCTTGTTATCCATACTGGAAGCCGAAATCTCGGAAAGCAAGTTGCAGAGTATCATCAAAACGTAGCCATCTCAAATATCAAAGGAAAGAACAAAAGAAAAGAAGCTACGGAACGTCTGATTGCGGAACTGAAAGCGCAGGGTCGTGAGCAGGAAATATCGCAAAGAATCAAAGAGCTTGACGTTTGGTTTCCCGATATTCCGAATGAGCTTTGCTATCTTGAAGATGAAGAACGCGATTCTTACCTTAACGATATGCGGATTTGTCAGGCTTTTGCGAGGATGAATCGAGCGAGAATTATGCACACCATTTTAGACGGTGTTGGAATCAATTCTATGCTAACCCATGCGTCTTTCTTTGAAACTGTTCATAACTATATTGATGAAACAGACGATATTATCCGAAAAGGTTCTGTATCTGCTAGAAAAGGAGAAAAGCTAATTATCCCCCTTAATATGCGAGACGGAAGTCTCATTTGCGTTGGCAAGGGCAATCCTGATTGGAATTTCTCCGCTCCTCATGGAGCGGGCAGACTATATAGCAGAACGGCAGCTAAAAAAGCATTCAGCGTTGAGGAATACCAAAAGCAGATGAACGGAATTTATACCACGTCAGCCGATGAATCTACGTTGGATGAATGCCCAATGGCCTATAAGCCAGCGCAGGAAATTATCAACGCAATCTCTCCAACCGTTGATATTGTAAAGCACATTAAGCCGATTTATAATTTCAAAGCCGGAGAATAAAACCGAATATTTGATTTGTGCAGTTGTAGGCACTCTTTACATTTTCAGGTAGGGGGTGCCTATTTTTTATGCAGCCAAAGCAGTGTATCGCCATCATTGATAGCATCAAAGCGTATGCAAAGCAGAATCCGACCGAAGCACAGGTCTATGAGGACTGGTTTCAGGCGGTGGTGAACCTGAGAGATGCCCTGCCACAAGACAAGCGGTTCGATGCCTACAAATACTCTGGTGAGTTGCGCTCTGTCTGTGCAGCCATGATGGGCAAGATGAAAACAGGCGAGGATGTGGCGAAGGTCTATGACATTATCGGTCGGACGTACCTGTTTGAAGCAAAGGATGTGTTCGACAGCTATTGCATCTACCTTGAATGGAATCGTGCGCCGGAGAAGAAGTTCTATCAGCCGAGACGCAGGGTTCTGAAAGTGCTGGCAGATGACCTTGAGGACTTGTTTTATAAGCGGATTGACTTCTTGGGAGTTAGCTTGCCCGCTCGCGTAGGAAAATCGACGCTATGCATTTTTTTTATCACATGGCTGATGGGCAATCGTCCTGACGTTGCATCGGTTATGAGCGGGCATTCCGACAAGCTGACCAATGGCTTCTACGGTGAAGTGCTGTCTATCATCACTGACCCTGTGACTTACAACTGGGGCAAAATCTTCCCTGACGTTCAGCTTGTGGACAAGAGTGCAAAGGACGAAAGTGTTGACCTGAACCGAAAGAAGCGTTTCCCAACCCTGACTTGTCGCTCTATTGGCGGTACGTTGACTGGCGCTGTTGAAATTGGTGAGGGTGGCGTTCTGTACAGCGATGACTTGATCGAGGATTTGGAGGAAAGCCTGAACGTTGAGCGTCTGAACAACAAGTATGATGCCTATTTGAACCAGCTAAAAGACCGCAAAAAGCAAGGCGCATTAGAGCTGATGGTCGGTACACGCTGGAACGTGCTTGACCCTCTGGGACGCATCCAGAACCAGTATGCGGACAACCCAAAGTACAGGTTCCGGGTGATTCCTGCGGTGGACGAGAACGGACACAGCAACTTCAATTATGACTACGGTGTGGGCTTTGACGATGCCTACTATGCCGATATGAAAGCCAGCATTGACGATGCAACATGGTGGGCAAAGTACATGGGCAAGCCCTATGTGCGTGAAGGTCTGCTGTTCCCTGCCGATGAACTGCGGTATTTTAACGGCGTTCTGCCTGATGGAGAGCCTGATCGTAAGCTCATGGTCATGGATATTGCATGGGGCGGCGGTGACTTCACTTCCTGCCCTATCGCTTATGTGTATGGAGATGCTGTGTTCATCCCTGATCTTGTGTTCAATAACGGTGATAAGACCGTGACCAGACCGGAAGTCGTGGGCAAAATCATCCAGCACAAAATCAACGTGGTGCGCGGCGAAGCCAACAACGGCGGTGACGAATACTGTGATGTGGTAGATAGCCAGCTTCGGCAGCAAGGCTATCACTGCTCTGTCCGTAGCCAGCGCGCTCCCAGTGGGCAAAGCAAGCTGTCCAGAATCATCCAGTATGCGCCAGACATCAAACGGTTCTACTTCCTTGACGAAAAACACCAGTCGAAAGAGTACAAGGCATTCATGGAACAGGTGACGATGTTCACGCAGCTTGGCAAAGTTCCGCACGATGATGCACCGGACAGTCTGGCACAGCTTGCCGATGAATTGTATAACGGAATCAGTAAAATTGAGCCTGTCAAGAGGCCTTTTTGAGCAAAAACACAATATATTGTGTTCGCTGGGTCTATTTATTTGATTTTACCACTTGACAAGGCTTATAATGTACACAGGAAGTTTTGCAGCTTCCCTTAAAGGAATAGCTTGCACGCGGGGTTTTGTCATTTTTACTCGCGTGCGTGTCAACAAGCATATTCCTCCTTTTACCGGTGGAGGTTTTCTTGCTCTTTCACCTTCACCGGGCTTTATATGTTGCGTTTCCAATTGTAAGGGGAATGCCAGTCTGCCTCCCCCACGGCTGGCAAGCAACGGTTCGATTCCGTTACGCAGCACAACCATTTTCTCATGTTTGGTTCCTTTCTTATTCAAAACCTCCATCGCTATTCCCGGCTCTCGATGTAATGTTTAGGCATGACATTGCAAAGAGCAGCGGTTAACCAATCAAGCCGGGTTTTATGCTACATTAGCTTAGTATGGTTAGAGCACTCGGCTCATATCCGAGCATACATTGGTTCAAATCCATTATGTAGCACCAAAATTGCAGCTTACCCGTTTTACGTCTGTCCGACAACTGAATGTAAAGGCTGCAATGGTTTTCTCCGGGCGGAGGAATAGCACGACTGGAAGTGCGAACAGTTTCCCAGTAGCTTCTGACAGGTCTGTGCTCAACAGCCTGTTTCCAGAAATTTAACGAAAGGAGCGCTCATGCTAGTTAGAATCTGTTGCCCTTGTATCAGGCAAAATCCGATCTATAAGAACGTCCGCTGCAACCGCTATCTTGGCGAAGTGGACGGACGATATCATTTCAAGTGCGACAGATGCAAGGGCGTTATCGAAGGAGACACAAGGGAAGGATGGGTGAAAATCATCCATCCCCCGGAAAAGTGAATAGCTTTTGAAGCGCAGTTTTGGCGCAGTGAGATAGACCTTAATAGGTTTGTCTTGCTGCGCTTTTTATTTTGCCTGAAAGGAGGAACGCATGGCTAAGTATCAGATGGTTGTTGACGGCTTTTTGAATGAGCCGCTAACCGGGCGCAGACCGATTGAAACGCCGGAAACAGAAATCAATCGGGCGAATGTTCTAAAAGTAGTTATGGGCAATGCAGACCCTATTCATCTGCTGAACAAGAACGAGATTCGCTTTCTGCACAACTACTACTTGGGTAGCCAGCCTGTCCTCCATCGCACGAAGGAGTACCACGCCGAAATCACCAATCGCATTGTAGAGAACCATGCCAACGAATGCGTGGGCTTCTACACCGGATACATGAGCGGCACTCCTTGCTCTTATGTGCGGTCTGAAACGGCAACTGGTGACGGTGAAGAAATCGCCCGCCTGTCCAATGCTTTGCAGTATGAGGGCAAGGATGCGCTCGATCGGCGGCTCTGGCAGTGGATGTTGGAGTGCGGACAGGGATACCGCATTGTTCTTCCTGACAAGGGGTACAACGGCAACTACCCGGACGAAACGCCCCTGCTGGTGGATGTTCCCGACCCTGATATGGCGTATGTGATTTACAACTCCGGCATCGGACACAAGCCCATCGCCAACGTGCTGCACATCTCACGCAATTATCAGAATGACCTGAACGACCTGATTTGCGTGTATACGCCGAACCAGTACTTTGAAATCGACAACGGCAAGATTACAAAGTCTGAGAATCACTCTCTTGGAATGCTGCCGATGGTCGAATACAAGCTGAACCCGGAACGGATGGGTCTGTTTGAACCGGCTATCCCTGTGTTGGATGCCATCAACGACCTTGAAAGCAACCGTTTGGACGGCGTGGCGCAGTTCATTCAGTCCATCATGGTGTTTACCAACTGCCTTGTGGACAAGGACGCGCTTGACCAAGTGAAGGAACTTGGCGCAATGTGCCTAAAATCTACTTCTGGTCTGTCCGCTTCCGTTTCTCAGATTGCAAACGAGCTTGACCAGCAGCAGAGCCAGACCTTGCTTGATTCTATGTTGAACGTGTACCGCAGTCTGACTGCTATGCCTAGTGCTACTGGAAGTGAGAATGCAACGTCCGACAATGTGGGCGCAGTTATCGTCCGCAATGGTTGGAATCACACCGAAGCAAGAGCGCAGCAGTACGAGAATATGTTCAAGTACGCTGAACGCCAGAGCCTGTCTGTAATGCTGAAAATCCTGCGTGATACGGTTAGTTCTAAGCTGATGGCAAGTGACATCAACATCAAACTGCCCCGCCGTCAGTACGACAACCAGCAGAGTAAGGTTCAGATTTTTGCACAGATGTTGCAGCAGACCATTGACCCACAGTTGGCGTTCACCACGCCCGGTCTGTTCCCCGACCCGCAGGCTGCTTATGAAATGAGCAAGCCTTTCCTGATTGCCGCTGGCAAGCTGGGAGAGGACGGAAAGGCACCGAAGCCGCAGGAACAGTCTAAACAGGATGTTACCGACACAAATGCAGGGAATATAGCAGACAAACGGCCTACCGATACTAACCAGGAGAACAGCGATGGAATCAAACAATGAAATCCTTGCAAGGGATTGGGATGACGATTTTGTCAAGAAAATGCAAAACCGAATCCTTGTTTCTCATTACAAGTATGGCTGGATGAGCCAAACTTACCCGGAATTGGCGCAAGCTGTCAAGGAGATTCAACCACGCATTCAAAAATATCTCGAAACGGGGAATACCGAATGGCTGATTGATGTGGCTAATTTTGCAATGATTGAGTATTTACATCCGAGCGTTAAAAATGCTCATTTCGTTGGGACGGATAGCGAAGAATCGCCCGGTCTGACTAGCGGGATTAGCTACAAAGAACTTGTGGGCAATATGTAATCATCCCGAATTTTCGGGCTGATATATTCCGGCAGGGAAGCCGGGATACAAATTTCGCAGCGTTGCAGGGAAGCAACGGTAAAAAAACGCAGGAGGAAATTAACGATATGAAACTCAATGTGTTGCTTGGTGATGCCTACAAAGAGGGCATGACCGCCGATGAAATCATTTCTGCGCTTGAAAAGGTTGCAGACCCTAGCGCAGAGGTTGAGAAGCTGCGCAACGCCGTGACGAAAGCCAATGGCGAAGCTGCTGAGTACAAGAAGCAGCTCAAGGCGAAGCGTACCGATGACGAGAATGCCGCGCAGGAACAGGCTGACAAGATGGCAGAGATGCAGAAGCAGATTGAAGCCCTGACTGCCGACAAGGAAAATCTCGTCAAGGAAAAGACCCTTGCATCTTACCGTGAGAAGTTCGTTGCACAGGGTTATGACGCTGAACTCGCCAACAAGGCTGCATCTGCACTGGCTGACGGTGACATGGACAAGGTTTTTAAGTTCCAGTCGGAGTTTATGGCCGCCCACGACACCGCATACAAGGCTTCTCTGCTGAAGGATATGCCCACACCTCCGGGTGCGGATGGCAATGGCGACGGCGCAGATAGCGCAGGTGTTTCCTTTGCTAAACGCTTTGCGAAGGAGCGTGCAGACGCAAACAAGGCATCAAGTGACGCAATGACTGCTTTCCATTAAGGAGGAAAACATGAAGTACACCAATACTCCGGTATCGGCTCCTGAAAGCACTATTCTGGCTGCTGATACCTACGTTGCCATTCCCTTTACCGTCAAGGAGACCAATGCTGTTCCGGCTGGCTATCCTATGGCAAAGACTGGCCTGAAAGCTGCTGCCACCACTGGCACTAGCGCTACCGATGCGGCTACCGATGCCATTGGCATTCTGCTGCACACCGTTGACCCTGCCGTCAACCCCAATGGCACACTGCTGATTCAGGGCGTTATTGATGTGGACAAGGCAAAGCTGTCCGGCTTTACCTATTCTGCAAACGATATTGCCGCTCTGAAAAAGGCTGTTCCCGCCGTTTTCTGCCGTACCGATGTTGGCGCAAAGAGCGAGTAAGGAGGACTAAATTATGGCACTGAATCTGAATGAAATCTTCTCCCCTGCTGCGATTGCCGCCTACTGGACGAATGACCCGACCAATGCGCAGCCCTATGCTTCTGATGCCCTGTTCCCTGCCCGTAAGAAGGTCAGCATGGAACTGAAGTGGCTGCGTGGTCACAAGGGCGTTGGCGTTTCGCTGAAGCCTAGCGTGTTCGACACTAAGGCTACGTTCCGTACTCGTCAGGGCATCAAGATGACCGAGACCAGTATGCCGTTCTTCCGCGAAGGCACTCACATTGACGAGGAAGATCGCCGCAAGATTATCTCTGTTTTGGCTACTAATCAGGAGTTTGCGGCAGACGTTATCAATCGTGTCTACGATGATACTGCACAGCTTATCACTGGTGCTCGTATCGTTCCTGAGCGCATGGTATGGCAGCTTCTGGCTCCCAAGGATGGCAAGCCCGGCATTTCCATCGAATCCAACGGCGTGAGTTACGTCTACGATTACGACCCTGACGGCACTTGGAAGCAGTCCAATTACAAGGCTCTGACTACTAAGGAGAAGTGGGATGCTCCTACCACTTCAACCCCCATCGCAACGATGACTACTGCCGCAAACACCGTGCTGGCAAACACTGGTGAGATTATCACCGATGCCTACATGAACACCAACACTTTCCACAAGATGATTGCTGCGGATGAAATCAAGAACCGGTTCCTGACGGTTATGAAGACCGCCACCGCTGTTCTTGTCGATTCTGAGGCACGTTCCGTTGTCGAAAGCGCATCCGGCATCCGCATCCATCTGTACGACAAGATGTTTAAGCCGGAGGAGACCGCCGCTGCCGAAAAGTATCTGCCTGACGGCTATGTCGTGCTGGCTCCTTCTGGCTCTCTGGGCAATATGTACTATGTTGCCACCCCTGAGGAAGCCGACCTGATGGCTGGCATCTCCAACGCACAGGTTTCTGTTGTGAACACTGGCGTTGCTGTTACCACCGAGCAGACCGTGCATCCTGTCAACACCAACATCTACGTCTCTGAAATCGTCCTGCCGTCCTTTGAGCGCATGGACGCTGTGTACTGCATCAAGGCTTACTAAAGCGAAAGGAGGAAAGCAGCATGGGAGACCAGTATTCCGAAGCGGCAGTCAAGCTTGGGCAGTACATTGCCCCAGCACTTGACCGTGAAATCACGGACGAGGACTACCCACTCTTCGACCTGCTGCTTGATTTCGCCAAAGACAAGATATTTGCGCAGGGCTACCCTTTCGGCAACAGACCGGACGAGTTGCCCTTGCAGTATCAGTCGTTGCAGATACGCATTGCAGCGGAACTGTACAACCACATCGGCGCAAACGGACAGACGAGCTATACCAACAATGGCATTACTCGTGTGTGGGAAAGCTCCGATGTGGCACAGTCCCTGCTGAATGAAGTGGTTCCGAGAGTAGGTGTTATCGGCTGATGTTCAATGGAAGCCCGCTGGACAAGCGCCCGCTGTGGTATTCGAACCCGGTTGGCGAGAAAACGCCTGTCGTGGACGAGTGGGGAAACGAAACTGGCGAATCTGCATACGAATCGTGGAGTGACCCCGCAAAACTGATGCTGAATGTCAGCCCTCCTACCGGTTCTGCGGAAGCAAACCCTTTTGGAGCGTTTACGGATTACAGCTACGTTGTCAGTTCGTCCAGCAAAAAGCACAACACACCGCTTTACGAAGGCAC